GCCTTTTCAGGATTGGAAAAGAGGTCTGGAATTTGCTTCCGTATCCCGTTCGAATATCCTGTCCACTACCGTTGAGAACGCTGTTCCTTTCTGTTTTGCGGGGTAAAGTTACTCAAATTTTTCCGTATCAGGAAAAAATACAGGCTTTGCCTGCAAGCCGAGGGGCCTTATTCTTCGTTCCGCTATATTTTTCATGCCGTTCATTTGCTCGCTATACAATAATTTTGCAAACAAAGGAATTGGTTATGAATCAGGCAAATGTAAAGGTTTCGTTCTACCTTAAAAAGAGCGATGCGGATGCTGACGGGAACTGCCCTGTAATGGCTAAGTTGAATGTGGGAAAGTACTCCGAAGCGGCATTCAGTGTGAAGATGAAAGTGCCGCAGTCACGCTGGGCTTCCGGACGTGCATCCGGCAAGAGTATGGCGGCAAAGGAAATCAACAACCGTCTGGATGAGATACGCGCGATGGCATTGGGCATCTATGCGGAACAGTCGGCTGTCCGTGACGGTGTGACAGCCGAAGAGGTAAAAGGAATACTGCTTGGGATGGCCAGCGGGCAGGAAACGCTTCTAGGATATTTCAGACGATTCATCAGCAACTTTGAAAAGCGTGTGGGAGTAAACCGCACAGCAGGAAGCCTGCGGGCCTATCGCAATGCCTACAACCATATCGGAAGGTTCTTGCAGGTGCGATACAAATTGTCGGATATCCCGTTTTCCGCACTGGACCGTTCTTTCATCGACAAATACGACCTGTATCTGCGGACAGAGCGCCATCTCGCTCCAAGGACAATTATCAACCTGACCGTGCAGTTAAAGACCATTGTCGGTGAAGCCATTGCGGACGGTATCATTACCACCTACCCATTTGCAGGATATGAACCGGTACGTTCGAAAAATGAGCAGAAATATCTTACAGCCGAGGAATTGCAACGGATTATGACCACCCCGCTTCACAGGCAGACTCTTTATCATGTCCGTGACATGTTCCTGTTCTCCTGCTATACCGGTATTCCATACGGGGACATGCGCCTGCTGACAAAGCAGAACCTTTCCCTTGCGGAAGACGGCACATGGTGGATCAAGAGCGCACGGCAGAAAACCAAGATAGAATTTGAGATCCCGTTGCTGGATTTGCCGCTACGGATTCTGGAGAAGTACCGCGATGCCGCTCCCGGTGACAGGTTGCTGCCGATGTACTGCAATTCCATGCTGAACCTTTACTTGAAAGAGATCGCCCGACTCTGCCATATAGACCGTCCGCTGGTCTTCCACATGGCCCGTCATACATACGCAACGGAAATCACTCTTTCACACGGAGTGCCTCTTGAAACGGTCAGCAAAATGCTCGGACACAGTCAGATAGAAACCACGCAGATTTACGCAAAAGTGACCGACGACAAGATAGACGCCGACACAAAGGCGTTGAACCGGAAAATTTCGGAACGTTTCTCTGTCGTCATTTAATAATAACCCCTTGAAAGCAAGTATATGGAAAAGAATGCAGAAAAACAGAACACCAAACGGCGCAGCACTTTTGCCGTATTGTTTTATATCAATCGCACGAAAATGCGCAAGGACGGGATGTGCCAGCTGTTGTGCAAGGTGAGCATTGATGCCGAATGGGCACAGATAGGGACCAAAGTCTCGGTCAATCCCACTATCTGGAATCCGGAAAAAGGTCGTGCCGATGGGAGGAGTGAGAATGCCGTTACCGTGAACCGCGCCATAGATGACCTGACAAGCGAGATTGCCGGACATTATGACCGTATAAAGAACAGTTTGGGCTTCATCACGGCGGAACTTGTAAAGAATGCCGTCAAGGGTATCGGTCAGAAACCGCTTACCCTGCTGGCTCTCTTCCGGGAGCATAACGAGGAATTCAAGAAACGTGTCGGGATAGACCGCATACAGGAGACATACGACTCCTATCTGCGGTCCTACAAGCATCTTTCCGCGTTCATCCGGGAAAAGAAGGGTGTGGAGGATGTCACATTGCGAAGCCTTGACCGCGTTTTCTATGATGATTTTGAAATTTTCCTGCGCACCGACCGCAACCTGAAGCCCAAGAGCGTACATGAGCACTTGTACCGTTTGAAGAAACTCACGATGTGTGCGGTCAGCCAGGGGACATTGCGGCGCGATCCTTATTGCCGCCTGCATCCCGAACTGCCCAAAAGAAAAAGCCGCCACATGAAACTGGAGGATCTCAAGACATTGATGACCACGCCCGTTGAGAAACCGCAACTGCAATTCGTGAGGGACATGTTCATTTTCTCCACGTTCACCGGACTGGCGTATGCGGACTTGAAACGGCTTTCGGAAAAGGACATTACGCAAGCAGAGGACGGCACTTGGTGGATTCATATCCACCGGCAAAAGACCGATACGCTCTCCTCTGTCCGCCTGTTGGATATTCCCCTCCAGATCATTGAGAAATACCGCAGCCAAAGAACCGGGGATAAAGTGTTCAACATATACGGACGCGGTTATTTTATCATGCTAACAAGAGAATTGGGGCAGATGTATGGATTTGACCTGACCTTCCACCAGGCCCGGCATAATTTCGGCACCCACATCACCCTCTCGCTCGGCGTGCCGATAGAGACGGTAAGCCGCATGATGGGTCACACCTCCATTTCCACCACGCAAATTTACGCGCAGGTTACGGACACGAAAGTGGACGAAGACATGAAACGGTTGAGGACCACAGGTTTCGGAAACAGGATCGAGCTTTGTGAAGAGGATTTCACGGTGAAGAAAAAGCGGACAAAGGAATCAACGACCGCCTGAAACGGAAAACGGAGAAACGGCCTGAACAAAGCGCAGGCTGTTTCTCCGTGCTTGATTAATGAGGGCTATACCCAGCGTTGCTCTTCCCGGCACCGCTTGTAGGCATCGTCCAGTATCTTCATGATATCGGATTCCTTGTAGAGGGCCTTCCCCTGTACCATGTAGTAAGGTATTACGCGGAATGTACGGTATTCCTGCAATGTACGCCTGCTTACCCGTAGGACTTTGGAAAGTTCCTCGTCCGTAAGGAAGCGTTCACCGTTGAAGAGGGTTCTCGGTATTTCCTCCATCACAGAAAGCATCTTTTCCATTTTCTCCAGTCCCTGGAACATCACATCGATGCGCGGGTCTTTCTTGTCTATAAAATGATAGCTCATAATTTGTTCTTGATTAAAGGGTGATAGCTCAATTCCAACAATTCCTGCACATCTTCCGGCTTGTAGAAGAGTTTGTTCTTGATACGGCTGAAAGGTAGTATCCCTTTGGCCCGATATGCCTGAAGGGTTTTTTTGTTGATGCGGAGCACATCGCATACCTCCTGGTTGTCCAGCCAGTTCTTCAGGCCGAGGTCTTCGGTTGGGCGGCATAGGCGCGTTACCCGCTGCTCGAACTCGCAAAAGCGGATACGCAGTTCTTCAAAAGTCTGTTTGTCGATACATACAATTTCCATAATCCATATTTTTTTCAATTAGACATTCGCTTGCACTCTGTATCTTGCTGGCAATGATTTCCCTTTCTGATTGAGGAAAGCCTCCACTTCGGATGCCTTGTAGTAGGTACGCCCGTCAATCATATAATAGGTGACGAGTTTCTTCTGCCGATACCGGGCAAGCGTGCGTTTGGTGATGCCAAGTAACTGGCACAGGTCGTAGTTGTCCAAAAGCGTGTCGCCATCCAGACAATCCTTCAGCTTGTTCATGCGTTCCAATGTCCGGTCTATCTTGTCGAACCGTTCCATGATCTGATGAAGCATCATCTGGAAGGTCTCGCGGTCTATCTGTATCATAATATATTCTGTCTTTTGAGTGTAAATAATTGATTGATTACACCTTGTCGCGCAACAGGTTATACTATGATATAGGGCTAACGGTGTGCCAATGACCCTGTATTTCACAGAATGGCACAGGCATTCCGTTGAAATACAGCGAAATAAAATTTATTAGAAGAAAAAATGATGGAATAACGGTCTTGCAGGATGCAAGGATTCTCGCAATATGCAAGTTACATCCTGCAAGGATTACGGTAAATCAGGCGGCAGATGCCGTTGAAAAAGACAACGGCTTTATGCAACTGCCATCGCCGAAAAGGAAGAATATCCTGTACGGAATTCCCCTTTCCGGTGGAATAAGGGAACAGATAAACAATGAATTCGTCCACAAGGTTGTAGTGGAAGAGTCCCCGCAGAAGTTCAAGGGATTCTGCATCATGAACTTCTGCCAGATAGGTAAAAGAAGCGTTTTTGTGGTCTTTCTCGCAGAGCAAATCCAGAATGGAGTGAGGTAAAATC